TATACTGTCAATCATTATCTGACTGATCCAGATGCGTTCTTCTTGCTTACATCTGTAACAGATCAAGGCGAAGGGCTTAAAATGTTCCAAAGAACAGGTATGGAAACCAACATGGAACCAGATTTTTCAACTGGTAATATCAGATACAAAGCTAGAGAACGATATAGCTTTGGCTGGTCTAACTGGCGTGGAATCTATGGTTCACAGGGAGCTTAGTTTGAAGTCGTAATACACTTTATCACTCAGTATTATATTAAAAGGGCTCTACGAAGAGCCCTTTTTTTTTATTCCTAAAATAAATGTAATTTATTAGTATAAATAGTTGCACATTTTTGCACAATATGTATAATACTAATTGAGTTCTTTAAAAAGCAGAAAAAAGTTAGAGGTAAAGGCATAGCTGATAATTTATCAGTCCCTTAGTTTCCGAAGCGATGAGAAATCGTGGAGTCTGAAAAGATCGAGCCACTGAAAACACGCATAGTAATAAACTTGTCCGAGTCTGTGGTGTTAGTAAGGAGCAGAGTTAAGAGTTGAGAAAACCATGGGCATACTCGCGAATAGTTGACCGGAAGGTAACGCCTCTAATTTTTTTTGTTTAAAATAAATGTGAAGATAGCACTTGGGACTTTGGTAGAAAGATCGTCTTTAAAGAGGGCGATGGCAAAGTTGTTTACAAAACAACCAAGTTGATTCGACCTAAGTTAATTTCTTAACGACACGCTCCTTTTTTATGCTATAGTTTATGTTATCTAGGATAATATATTTTGTTTTATCGACTGACCTAGCAGACAAGCCGAGACGATAAGACTTATTTTTTCACAGGAGAAAGAATTATGGCAAACACAACATTTAGTGGACCAGTTAGGTCCGAAAATGGTTTCGACATCATTAGCAAGGCTTCAGGCACTGGTGAAATTAGCGATGTATCACAGTTAAACGATGCTACCAAGAATACTGGGCGTTACTACCTATCATCATATTTTAAGAAAAGACCAGCGCTCAATGCAGACATTGACCAAGTATATACTGTTGAAGTAGCAAGAGCTGCCAGTAAAAACTTTGAGGTTCTAGGAACCAATATGACAACTGCTCTATGTACTTTTGATACGACAAGAGCTGGGCTGACTATTACAACTGCTGGTGCAGACCAAGATCAGGCAATCATTGCGCCACACTTGGACACAGCTTTTACAGCTTGGACAGGAGTGTTATGGGGTTCTGAGAACCAAACAGAATGGGAGTGCTCAGTGTCAACGAATGCAATTGATAATCAAAAATGGTGGGCTGGTTTAAAGCTAACCAACGATCAATTGGTCGCCACAGATGCGGACCAAGCGTATTTTAAGTTCCAGACTGACGCGACTAACTCAGAAGCATTCACTGATTTTACACTGCTTCATTTTGTGCATAGCATAGGTGGTACTGATTATATTAGTGCTTTACCTATTACTGTAGCTGCAAACACAACTTATCATTTAAGAATAAAAATTGATTCTGATAGAAAATTATCTATGTTTGTTAATGGCATACAATATGACATTACTACAACTTCTGGCTCTACTGGTGGTACAGCAGTAGTTAAAGGCACTACAAAATCAGCAGCGATGACTGATGATATTGACTTTATTCCTTATATTGGAATAGAAGCTGGTGCTGGAGCAGCAGAAGCATTGGATGTTCACTACCAAGCCATTAATAGAATCATCTTTGAGTAAGGAGTAATTTATGGCTGACGCGGTAACTTCGCAAACAATACAAGATGGCGAAAGAATAGCTGTTATGAAATTCACCAATGTCAGCGATGGCACTGGTGAAGCTGCTGTAAAAAAGGTAGATGTTTCGGCATTAAGCTCAAATTCTGCTGGTGTAACTTGTAGCTCAGTTGATATAGCCAGAGTGTGGTGGGCAACTGTTGGCATGAGTGTCAAAATTGATTTTGATGCAACTGCTAATGTGTTAGCTATCAACCTTCCTTCTGATTCGACTGGCGATGAATATTACGATGACTTTACAGCAATACCCAATAACGCTGGAAGCGGTGTTACTGGTGATCTTGATTTTACAACATTGGGGCATGGCAGTGGCGATACCTATATGATTGTACTCAAATTAGTCAAAAAATATGGTTAATTTTTTATGCCAATAGTCGGTAAAAAGAAGTTTGCATATACAAAGGCTGGTAAGAAAAAAGCTAAAGCATACGCTAAAAAGGTAGGTAAAAAAGCAAAAAGGAGAAAATAAATGGCAACCTCTGGTAGCAAGAACTTTGAACCCGATGTTGGTGAGTTTATTGAAGAAGCCTTTGAACGCTGTGGTATAGAGCTTAGAACTGGATACGACCTCAAAACCGCACAAAGAAGCCTTAATCTTTTACTAGCTGAGTGGTCCAATCGTGGTTTGAATCAATGGACTGTCAATCAAAAGACTGTCGCTATGGTTGAAGACACTACTGTTTACAATATAGATTCAACGAATGCTACAGCACCAATTGATGTATTAGACGCTTTTATTCGTGAAACCACTAATTCAGTGATTACTGATCTGCCTATGACAAGAATCAGCAGGGCAGAATATTCATCTTATCCGAGCAAAAGCACGACAGGAAAGCCCAATCAGTTTATGGTGGACAAGCAATTGTCTCCTACTATCACTGTTTTCCCAGCCCCAGATAAGTCCAGCACATATACCATATATATGAATGTTTTAACCAGAATGGATGATGCTGATGTCGGATCGAATACCATGCAAATGCCTTATCGTTTCTATCCATGTTTAGCTGCTGGTCTAGCCTATTATATCTCATTGAAAAAGGCTCCAGATAGAACTGGAATGCTAAAACAATTATACGAAGAAGAATTTTTAAGGGCTATGACTCAAGATGAGGAGAGAGCTAGTTTTCGCGTTAGCCCAGACTTGAGAGGTTATAACACACCCTAATGGCTACTTATGCGTCAGGTCAAAAGGCTTGGGGAATCTGTGACATCACAGGATTCCGCTATAAGTTAGATGAGATGAAGATGACATGGAATGGCTTACTTGTTGGTCCAGATCAATGGAGTCCAAAACATCCACAGCTTAATCCTCGACCAGCAACAGCAGATGCAGAAGCATTAAAAAACCCAAGACCAGATACTGCTGACGACAATAATTTTTTTACAGTTTACACCAATGTAGGTTTAGGAAAGCTAGGCGCTCAACTAACGACTTTTGAAGTTGATTGTGAGATTGGCTCTGTTACCATTACTACAACATGAGTTTTACATATTCAACATTGAAAACAGCAATTGGAGACTACTTAGAGTCTAGCGAGAGCACTTTTACTACGCAGTTGCCTACTTTTATCACTGAATCCGAAGACCGCATATTGAAAATGGTGCAATTACCAGAGCAAAGAAAGAATGTTCAAGGTCAAACTGCTACTGATAATCGTTTTCTAGCTTGTCCAACAGATTTTTTAGCGCCAATGAGCTTGGCTATCATTAGTAGTAACACCTACACCTATTTAGATTTAAAACACGCTTCTTTTCTAAAAGAATATAGCCCAACAACGACAGTGACAGGACAGCCTAAATATTATTCTATTTTCAGTCAAAGTTCCTTCGCTCTTGCTCCAATTCCAGATTCAGCTTATACTTGTGAATTACATTATTTATATAAACCAGCTTCATTGACAAGTGGTAGTGACAGTGGAACAACAGTTCTTTCAACAGATTATAGTGATGCGTTGCTATATGGCAGTTTAGTAGAAGGAGCTATCTTTTTAAAAGAGTCCCCAGAAATCATTGCCAACTTTGAAGCAAGATTCAAGGAGAGTGTGGCTCGAATGAAGAATTTAAGTGAAGGAAGAGAAACTAGGGATGAATATAGATACGATAGTCTAAGACTCGGTATCTCGTAATGAAGCCCATTAAGTCGCTCAAAGGCAAGCGAATTGCCTTAATAGGTCTAGGTTTATCTCAAATAGACTATGTGATCTCAAAAGAAAACAGCAAAGACTGGGATGAAGTCTGGGGCATTAACTCAGCAGCTTCTGTGTTTAACCTAGATCGTTTGTTTATGATGGACCCAGCAAGTCGTTTTTTCGATACCAATGACGCTGGTAAACAAACTAAGGTAATGAAAAAGATTCTGCCTAAGTTAAAGATACCAATATACACCTGTGAGCTAGACAAAAGAGTGCCTAATGCAGTGCTGTATCCGTTGGTTGAAGTTGCTAACTCTGCTAAGTGTGCTTACTTTAACAACACAGTTGCTTACGCTATTGCTTTTGCTCTATACAATAAAGTAGCAGCGATTGACTTGTTTGGCATAGACTTTTCCTATTCAAGTGATTTACATTTTGCTGAAGCTGGTAGAGCTTGTGTCGAGTTTTGGTTATGCAAGCTGATGGAGAATGGTATTACTGTGGGTGTTTCACCACGCTCAACAGTGCTCGATTCTTGTGTGCCAGCAACTGAACGATTGTATGGTTATCATAGGTTAGCAAAACCATTAGTAGCAGTACCACATGAAGAGAAGTGGATTATTGCACCTTATGAAGATATAGAGTCTACACTTTCAGAATACAATTTAACTTTGCAAGAAGAGATTGTTCCACCAGAGCCATATAAAGGATAATGACAGACAGCTTTATACAACTAGGTCAAGTCAGCGTTCATACAACGCAAAACAAAGGGCATGACCCAGAGTTTTGGGCTGAGATGATAACCAATAAAATTTGCGATATTTCAGCCGAAGCACCACCTCATATAAGAGAACAGGCTTTACAGTTTAAAAAGCATATTTATGTCATAATATTAAATGGTATGAAAAGTGCCATAGAATCTGATAGAGTAACTATTGTAGGATTATTAAATAGCCAAGGTCACAGCGACATGGCTAAGATTATTAAGGAGCTTTAAAATGGCAATTACATCTGCAATAGCAACAAGTTTTAAACAAGAGATTCTTGTTGAGGGTCACAATCTAACCAATGGAGCTGACTCTATTAAATTAGCGTTATACACAAGTTCAGCAACAATGGGTGCTGCGACTACTGCGTATTCAACTTCACAAGAAGTAAGTGGTACTAATTATAGCGCTGGCGGTTCCGCATTGACAAATGTGACCCCAGCTACCAGTGGAACAACTGCTGTTTGTGATTTTGCTGACTTAACATTTGGCACAGCCACTGTTACTGCTAGAGGTTGTTTGCTATATAACTCAACCAATAGCAATAAAGCCTTATGTGCCATTGATTTTGGTGGAGACAAAACATCCACTGCTGGAGACTTTACGGTTGTATTCCCAAGCCCTACAGCCACAGGCGCTATTATTCGTTTAGCTTAGTGTAATAATTTTGTGGTAAACTTTTATCAAGGAGTTTACTTATGCCTTTAGCAAAATTTAATTTCAAAGCTGGTATCAATAAAGAAGAAACCGACTACAGCAACGAAGGTGGCTGGGTTGATGCTAATTACATTAGATTTAGAAAAAATAGAGCTGAGAAGATTGGTGGTTGGGTTAAATATTCGACTACTGCTTTCTTAGGTATAGCAAGAGCTCTACACCAGTGGGTGTCTTTAGCTGGGACTCGCTTTACTGGGATAGGCACTACTCTAAAATATTATATTGAAGCTGGTGGCACTTACAACGATGTTACGCCAATAAGAGCTACCACATCTGCTGGTGATGTAACTTTTTCAGCGTCTAATGGTGATGCTACCATTACTGTTACTGATACAAGTCATGGAGCAGTTAAAAACGATTTTGTTACTTTTAGTGGTGCCGCTACTCTAGGCGGTTTAATTACTGCAACTGTTCTTAATCAGGAATATCAAATTGCCACTATCACCAGTACCAGTGTTTATACTGTTGAAGCTAAAGACACTGACGGAGATACAGTTACAGCTAATGGTAGTGATAGCGGTAATGGCGGGGGCAGCGTTGTTGGCGCTTATCAGATTAATGTCGGACTAGATGATTATGTGCAAGGCACTGGTTGGGGTGTTGATGCGTGGGGTTCTGGAACCTTCGGCTCATCTGGATCTTTTAACGATGCCAACCAATTAAGGCTGTGGACTAACGATAACTTTGGTGAAGATTTAATCATCAATCCCAGAGCTGGCGGGATCTATAAATGGGTTGAAAACAATGGTTTAACAACAAGAGCAGTGGCTTTGAGTGGCATCTCTGGTGCTAACAAAGTGCCAACCCTTGGCTTACAGGTCATTACATCTGAAACAGACAGGCATTTAATTATCTTGGGCGCTGATCCGTTAGATTCCAACAACGATAGAACTGGCGTTATTGACCCTATGTTTATAGCGTTTTCAGATCAAGAAGACTCATTGGAGTTTGAACCCAAAACAACCAATTCGGCTGGTTCTCTTAGGCTATCTAGTGGATCTCTTATTATTGGCGGATTAAAGGCGAGACAAGAAGTGTTGATTTGGACCGATACTTCTCTGTATTCAATGAATTTTATAGGACCACCATTGACTTTTGCTATCAATTTAATTAATCAAGGCGCTGGTTTGATAGGTCCTAAAGCCTGTGTTAATGCTCCAAGTGGAGTTTTCTATATGAGCAAGCAAGGCTTTTACTTTTATAATGGTGCTGTTCAGAAGATTCCATGCTCTGTGCAAGAGTATGTGTTTTTGGACCTAGATCAGTCACAATCACACAAATGCCATGTAGCTCTTAACTCCGAGTTCTCTGAAGTATGGTTTTTCTATCCTTCTATAGAAGATGGCACCAAAGAAATATCTCGTTACGCAATGTATAATTACGAAGAAAACCTTTGGTCAATAGGGTCTCTGGTTCGTCATGCTTGGGTTGATAGTGGTATACAAAACAAACCACAAGCAACTGGCGTGTCGTCTAGTGCTTATTATCTATATGAACATGAAAACGGTTATAACAACGACACTGATCCAATGGATAATGTTTATATCGAGTCAGCAGACCTAGATTTTGGCGATGGTGAGCAGTTTGCCTTTATTAAAAGAATCATTCCAGACATTAAATTTGTCAACGCAGTAGGCACATCTCCGAATGGAGCTGTTAATATCGTGTTGAAAAACAGGAATTTTAATGGGGAAAGCCTGTCTACATCCTCTACAAACCAGATAACATCGACTACCAATCAAAGCTATGTGAGAGCTAGAGGTCGGCAGTTTGTGCTTCGTTTTGAGTCTGATGACGATGATTCAACTGCTGATCGCAAGGATTATAAGTGGCGACTAGGGAGCACTCGACTTGATGTTCAGCCTTCTGGCAAGAGATGAGCAAACTTTTACCCACTCGTTTACCATTAGCTGAAACTGGTACAGTCACAGCAGAGCTCTATAATAGGCTGGTCCGTATCTTAGAAATTAACTTGAGTGCAATTGACCCAGACCAAGTGCCCAGCTACAACGATGATGAAATAGATACATTACAATTTGCAACTGGTGCTATAATATTTAATACTACTAGAGCGATTCACCAAGCATTTGATGGTAATTCTTTAAGGGATTTGTATAGCCATCAAACCTATCCAGTAGGATTGGGTGCTACATTTAGTATAGGGAGCGTAACTGTAACAACGAGTTAATATGGCAATAAGCGAACAATTACAACAAAGAATAGATGCGCTGATTGGCGACAGACCAAGAAATCCAGTACAAAACTTGCCTTATGATCCTTCTGGTCCTCCTCCAGAATTTATATCTGGACCTTATGACCCTAGGAACAAGCCAGACGCAGTACCAATGCCACTGCCAGCCAGCGCTGGACAGGGCGTGGGTCAAATGACTGACGAAGACAAACAGCGTTTGTTGATGGAGATTGAAGCAGAGCAAGGTGCTCTAACTCCAGAAGAGCAATCACAGGCTATAGGATCATTTGAAGCAATGGCTCAACAAGCACAAGCTCCATTAGCAGAACAAGCTATGGAGATACAACATATGGGCACTGGTTCGGATACTGTATTAGCTCATTTAGAACCCGGTGATGTTATCATTCCGCCAGCATTGCTTGAAGATGACCCAGAGTTTGAGTCGTATCTTGAAAGAAAATTTGACCAATACGACATCATGCCAGAAAGTCGTGTCATACAAGGGATTGGCGCACTGGATAGTGGGGTTAAGTTAAACCCACACACAGGGCTTCCAGAGTTTGGTTTCTTCAAAAAAATAGCCAAGTTTGCCAAAAAGATAGTACGACCAGTCGCTAAAATAGCTCAATTTATACCCGGTCCTTGGCAACCAGTAGCAGCAATGGCTGATAAAGCCCTAACTGTTTATGATGTCGCAAAAGGCGATGCAAGCCCACTGGCATTACTATCAGTGGCTGGTCCTTTAAGAACTGGACCTAGCTTTGGAGAAAGTTTTGATGCTTTTAAAACTGGCGGTGGCTTTTCTGGTGCATGGGCAAACACTGGTGTTGCTGGACAGGGTGGTATAGCTGACCTATTTAATAAAAGCGGAACCAGTATGTTTGGCGGTGATAGCTTGATGTCAAATGTTAAAGGCGTGTTTAAATCAGCAAATCCAGATGATTATATCCTAGAGCCAAATACTGGGGAATATATTAATAAAATTACAGGTGAGGTCGGATTGCCTTTTGGGGCAACTGATCCAAGTGAGTTGTTGTCACGATCTGGTTCTGGCATACAGCGACTAACTGGCGGATTACAAGGAAATTTATTTGGAGCCGAAGGTATGGCTGCTGGATTAGAGCCAGTAACAAATGCGTCTGGACAGATTACTGGTTATGCCGATCAAGCTGGTAATGTTTATGGGGCAGATATGGTCAAACAAGCTGGATATTCGATAGACCCTAACACTGGAAATATAATACAACAAATTGCTGGTGGTGCTGGTGCTGCTACTGCTGGTGGTGGCGTAGCAGGAGCTGGTGGTCTACTTGGCGGTGGTGGCTTGCTTGGCGGTGGCGGTTTACTTGGCGGTGGTGGCTTATTTGGCGGTAGCGGTGGAGATTTCTTGAAAAATGCTGGAATTGGAGCTTTGGCTCTTGGTTTAGGCAAGCTGGCTTACGAAGACACTAAGA